GGCTCTTTTATTCTACGATAGTGAGTTTGGTACTCCTCAGAGTTATTTTGACAGCTTTGGTATCGATACCGAGCGTGTATTGCACACTCCCCTCACAGATATCGAACAACTCAAATTCGATGTTATGCAGCAACTTACAAACCTTGATAGGGATGACAAACTAATTATCATTATTGATTCGATTGGTAACTTAGCATCTAAGAAAGAGGTTGATGATGCACTTGAAGGCAAATCTGTTGCAGATATGTCCCGTGCAAAACAAGTTAAATCATTATTTCGCATGGTGACACCACATCTCACCATGAAAGATATTCCAATGATTGTAGTTAATCACACTTATAAAGAAATTGGAATGTTCCCTAAAGATATCGTTGGTGGTGGCACAGGTTCATATTATTCAGCCGATAACATTTTCATTCTTGGTCGCCAACAAGAAAAAGAAGGTACTGAGATTGTAGGTTACAATTTCATAATTAACGTGGAGAAGTCACGATATGTTAAAGAAAAGTCTAAGATTCCTGTTTCCGTTTCTTTTGACGGAGGTATTAGTCGTTGGTCTGGTTTACTTGACATTGCTCTCGATGCAGGATTGGTTATTAAACCATCTAATGGTTGGTACTCAAGGGTGGATACAACATCTGGTGAAGTAGAAGAAAAGAAATGGCGTATCAAAGATACAGATAGTAAAGAGTTTTGGTTACCATTAATTTCTAGTAAGAAGTTCCAAGATTATGTTAAAAACAAATATCAGATTGCTTCAGGTGAAATCATGCAAGATGGTGATGAAGATTTGTTTAGTGAAGTAGTTACCATGAACGGAACTGAAGAATAATGGATGTAAAGTTTTATGACGGTGGTATAGCCGTCATTGAAAATTTCTATGATGAGCGTGAATTAAAATTAATCTGGAAAGAATTGGATTACCTTACAAAATTTGGTAAATTATTACCGCCAGAAAAAACTGGTACCAGTAGGGATGAAAAAGGTAATCCATTAAAACATAATCATGGTTTGTTTTTAGATGAATATTACAGTAATAGAAATTTTTCAAATATCTTAAACGTTAATCGTAAAGCTTGGACAGTAGCAACAAAAGAATTTATTGATAATAGTCTTTGTTTTAGATATTTAAATTCTTGCAATCAAGATTCCACTTTATTAAATTATTATGAGAACGGAGATTTTTATAAACCTCATGTTGATATGAGTGTATATACCGTTCTTTCTTATTTCTATAAAGAACCTAAAAAATTTGAAGGTGGAAATCTAAAGTTGCAAGACTATAACCTTGAAATTGAAGTTAAAAATAATATGGTAGTTTATATGCCAAGCATTTTGGTACATGAAGTAACACCAATTGTAATGGAAGAAAATTCAAAAGGTTTTGGTAGATATTCTATATCACAATTTTTGTTTATAAGGAACAGCATATATGACTGAAGGAATAGATTATTGTTTCATCTATCCAAAAGATGATGCACAATCGGTACATATTCGTTTGTTAGAGGGACCATATAAAGATACCCTATACAAATACGGTAAGGTAGGTTTTGAAGAAAAAGATGAGCAGGTCTATTTACAATTCAAGTTTGATGTGATAGAATCCACCATCAAAAAAAAGAAATTGGAGAAAGACCTTGACTTTAAAAATTATATTGGTGACTTACTTGTGGAAATTATGTCATCTAACATTGAGCAGGAAATAATTGATGAAACTGGAACAATCGATTCTGAAGAATCTGGTCTATAATGAGGACTACCTAAGAAAAGTATTACCATTCTTAAAATCTGACTATTTCTCCGACAGAACGGAGAGAACAATATACAATGAAATCACCTCGTTTACTGAAACTTACAATACTCCGCCTACGATTGAAGCACTCTCAATTGCCGTCAAAGAGAGGAACACTCTTACGGATGACGAAGTTAAGAACTGTGAAACTTATCTCCAAGAAATTGAATCTCATAGCAAAGAGCAAACCGAGGTACAATGGCTTGTTGACAAGACAGAGAAGTTTTGCCAAGAGAAAGCGGTATACAATGCCGTATTGGGGGCTATTTCAATTCTCGATGGTAAGGACAAAAGTAAAGACAAAGGTGCAATTCCCTCTATACTATCGGACGCCTTGGCCGTTTCATTTGATACAACAGTAGGCCATGATTATTTACAAGACTCTGATGCTCGCTATGATTTCTATCATAGAAAAGAGGAGCGAATTCCTTTTGACCTCGAATACTTCAACAAGATTACAAAAGGTGGTCTACCAACTAAAACTCTCAATATTGCTCTTGCTGGTACAGGTGTTGGTAAATCTTTGTTCATGTGCCACGTTGCAGCAGGTGCTATGGTCCAAGGTAAGAACGCACTATACATCACTCTTGAAATGGCTGAAGAAAAGATTGCAGAAAGAATAGATGCAAACTTATTGAATGTTACTTTAGATGACCTGCTTGATTTACCAAAAGATATGTATGACAAGAAGGTTGCCAAAGTTAAAGAGAAAGTAACCGGTAAACTTATTATTAAAGAATACCCAACGGCATCAGCATCTGTAACACACTTCAGGACTTTATTAAATGAACTTAATCTTAAACGCTCCTTTGTGCCTGATATTATTTTTGTTGATTATCTTAATATCTGTTGTTCTTCCCGTATTAAGGCTGGTGCGAATATTAACTCCTACACTTATGTCAAGAGCATCGCTGAAGAGCTTAGAGGACTGGCGGTTGAGTATAATGTTCCTATTGTATCTGCTACACAGACTACCAGAAGCGGATTTACGAGCAGTGATCCAGGACTGGAAGACACGTCTGAATCATTCGGACTTCCCGCCACCGCAGACTTAATGTTTGCTTTGATTTCTTCTGAAGAACTTGAAGAACTTGGCCAAATTATGGTAAAACAATTGAAGAACAGATATAATGATCCTGGTTATTATAAACGATTTACTGTTGGTGTTGACCGTTCAAAGATGAGGTTATATGACATTGAACAATCGGCACAACAAGGTATTGCGGATGCTGGTAATCAAGTTGGTGCTCATAACAAAATTAAACACGAAAAGAAATCGTTTGAAGGATTCAAAGTATGACATTTACACAAATTTCAGCCGCAACATTAATATGGATTATGTTCATATTGGTTGTTTATAAACATTCAACCTTTGCAGCAATCAAAGATTGTTATGCCATGTGGCTCAAAAAAGAATATTGGACAGATTATAATATTGTAGAAGCTGCAAGTTGGACTGCAAAAGCCATTATTATTGTTCCTGGATTAATTTTTGGAATTTCAATTTGGTGGTTGTATTTCTTTACTCTCTGCACAAGTTTAACTTTAATTTGGGCTAGTAATAAAAAGTTATTACCAACCTTGGTAGGATTCAATACATTATGGGCCTGGATTTCATGCATGGTTCTCACACAACACTTAATTAAATGAACTTAACTAAAGAAGATGCTATTCATGTAGCCAAAATTTTTGAAGATTACTTTGGTAACTTTGAACGCATCGATGAATATATGCGTGACCAAAAATTGGCTTCTCTTGCGGAGATGCCATTAAATCCTTTGTTTTCACCCGAAGATGATTTGTTCTCTGATTTTACCATGCATCCAAAAGATATGGATATTGAAGTGGTAGAAATCAATAGTGATACTTGGGAAACATTACTTTCGATTACCAGTTCCCACATCAACATCAGACCAGTTGGTCGTAGTGTGCATTTGGCAGTTAAAGAAAAGAACTCAGGAAAGTTCGTAGGATTCATTCGGTTGGCTTCACCAGTCATTAACTGTAAACCTAGAAATGAATTGCTTGGACAAGTGTTTACGCAACAACCTGAATGGGGCAAAAGATTCAATAACTCCGCCATGATGGGGTTCGTAATCGTACCATCCCAACCATTTGGATTTAATTATCTTGGTGGTAAACTTCTGGCTGCCATTTGTACCAGTCATACCGTTAGAGAGATTGTAAACAAAAAATATGACATGAATCTGTGTCTATTTGAAACTACCAGTTTGTATGGTTCTTCAAAATCATCTTCACAATATGATGGTATGAAACCCTATATTCGTTATCAAGGTTTGACTGAATCTGACTTCTTACCAATGATGCATGGAAAACCATATTCCGATATGGTTGCATTTGTTGAATCTAAAGTTGGTAAGATTGTGGATGATGGAATCTCTAGTAGAAAACTAAAGACTTCAATGAAGATTATTTCATTGGCCAGAGCTGCGTTAAAGAACACTCCAGAACTGGTTGCATTTGATACAACGATCCAGAACGCTAAAAAGTTGACAGAACAAAAGCGTTATTATACATCAAATTATGGGTATAGTAACTATATTGATTACATTAATTGTAAAACAGATGTGTTGCAAAAAGCAGACAATTACGATAGATTTAATTTGGAAAGTGTGATAGAATGGTGGCGTAGTAAGGCAATCAATCGTTATGAAACACTAAAGAGTGAAGGTCGTTTAAGGACTGAACTTGAGGTGTGGACTAACAATACAGAGATTGATATCATTCGATAAATACTTTTTATTAAGGTTAAATCATGGCAACGAAAAACAATTTAGAAAAGATTTTAAACAAATACCCTAACGAGGTTAGTAAGAAATCAACTCGATTAAAAAATATCATTGTGATTAAGGCTAAAGATAAGGCTGGAGCACAAAAAGATATTGAGAAAGAATTGACAAAACTAAAGATTAGTTATTCTCGTAAAAAAGATAATGCACTATCTGGTTCTACTGAAGTTACAGTAATTCCAGAACCATCTTTGGGTAAAGATAATGTCACCATACTAGTATTCAAACCTGCATCTGGTGGTATGGCCGAAACTACACTCAATTCAACAATCACAGAGTTATCTCCTGCATTGGCATTTGAAGGTGGTTATAAACCTAAAAATGTGGATGATTTCTATTCATTCTTAAAGACTGTTGACCATAAGAAATCTAAAGCTTATGTAACCCCAAACAATGCGATGGCCGGCAAAAAGTTTGTGGATGAGTATCCAATTTCATCCAAATTTAAAGATAAGATGGAGAATGCCATTGGTATTTTGAATTGGTTATATAATGAAAATAAAAAGAATAAAATTAATTCTGTTTATTGGGGTTATCGTGAGAAACCTAAAGGTGTAGATTCAAAACACAAAGGTGACTTGTTCATTCAATATAAAAATAATAGTATGTTGGGTGTGTCATTGAAGGCTGGAGATGAGAATAGTAAAGAACCTAAGTTAAACACTTATGTTAAACCTATCTTAGAATCTATTGCACCAACATTTATACCTGATTTACAAGAGGTGTTACGCACCAAGGTTTATCTTCAATTGGTACCAAATCTTAATAAGAATTACGATAAAGATTTTACACAAAAAGCATCAATCATTAAAGCGGCCGCATCACTAGAAAAAAGTGACGTTAAACGATACAATGAATTGTATGATATGAATTTGGATGAAATTCGCAATTACTTGACAAAAGCATTTGAAAAGGATGTAAAGAAAACTGTAAACTATCTTCAAATGGCCATTGTTGGTAAAGATGCTGATGTTCCGTTATTGGTTCTGAAAGCTTATGGAACAAATGTTAAAGTCTTGACTGATGAAGATGATGTTGGTGTGTTTTTACCCAAAGTCAAAAAAGTCAAATCATATCCTTCAACTACATCTAAACAAGACTTTTATATTGAATTACTTGGTACAGGAACAGAAAAATTAAAATTGAAATTTGCAGTTCGTACCAACAAAACCGGCGACCTACATAAACTAGGACAATTTTTTAATCTCGCAGTTAAATTTAATGGAATAGTATAATGGGACTAATCGATTTTGATAAACTGGCAAAACAATACGGAGAAACCGATGATTTCGGTTTTTCTGCTGTATCTGAAGAAGAATACAATTCAGTAATTAACAAGACTGCTGCTACTGCTGAAGATTATAAAGCAAGGCTTACTGAATTAGAAAAGATGATTGTTCCTTTCTTGACTAAACTCCATTCAACCGGAGATAAAGAATACATATATTGGCCTAACCGCAAACCTGCAATAGAAAAACAGATAGAAAAGATATTAAAACTAACTAGAGATTGATTATGAGTGCAACGGTGATTATACCCACAACGGGTTCAAGTGATTTATTGCAAGCAGTAAATAGTGTATTAAATCAAAGTTATCCAACAGACTGTTATGTTGTTATTGATGGTAAAGATAATGTAGTTAAGACCATAGAACTTTTGGGAGATTT